TTACGGGGTAATGCCAACCGCTGCCGCCACTTTGTCGCCACTTGGCAGCGTTGCCAGAGGATTGAAACGGAGCGCCGTTTCCAGATGATCCGGTGCCAGATGTGCGTAACGCATCGTCATTTTTATATCGTGGTGTCCGAGAATTTTTTGTAAGGCCAGAATGTTTCCACCCGACATCATGAAGTGCGCCGCAAACGTATGGCGCAGAACGTGTGTGAGTTGACCGCGAGGGAGCACGATAGACGTTTTTTCCATCACGGATAAAAATTGAAAATAGCAGTCTGTGAAGAAATTGAACCCATCAAGCGCCATGATCTCTTCGTAAAGCTCTTTACTGATAGGGATGCTTCTGTTTTTCTTCCCTTTCGTTCTGACAAAGGTAATTCGGTATTTAGTCACCTGTGAACGGGTAAGATTTATTGCTTCTCGCCAGCGTGCGCCTGTGCTTAAGCAGATCTTGACTACCAGTGCCAGAATTGGGTCCTGACGTTTGCAATCAGCCAGCAATTCAACAATCTGTTCATGGGTAAGCCATGCCATCTCTTTTTCTGCGATGGTGAATTTTCGCATGTTCTCCAGTGGGTTCGGATACGACCATTCGCCCAGGCGGGATAGTTCGCTAAAAACACTACTTAGATAGCTTTGCTCCAGGTTAACGGTGACCGGGCTTGCTCCTTTCTTCCATTTTTCGCTGAAGTAGATCTCTCCTGTCAGGCGTTTATCTCTATAGTGGGCAAACATTTTAGAGGTGAGATCGGTTGCAATGGGATTTCCCAGAGCGTCAACCATCAACAGCAATTTGTCATAGACATGCTGCCCAGCCGTCAGAGATTTACCATGTAGTTTGAACCATAGCTCAACCACGTCTTTCAGTGTTCGACGATCCACTGATTCACCCAGCCAGGGTTTTGCTTCGGTTTCTTCCATCGTGTGACGCTCAAAAGCCAGTGCTTCGCCTTTGGTGGCGAATTGTTTACGCACACGACGCCCACTACGTCCGGCGGGGTAACATTCGCAAAGCCATTTTCCTGTGGTGAGTTTTCGTACTGCCATAAAAAATGCCCTCCAATAGAGAGCATTTTTACTGTATGTATAACCAGTGTCAATGTATGATGCTTGAGGTTACATACATCATAAGTACCGATATGATTGCGGGGCCGTTATGTTATCACCTAATGAACTTAGATGAAGCGGTTGATCATAGATTTTTAAATTGCCAATTTCTATAGCAAAGGCTTTTTCTTTGCTATGAAAATATGAGTCAAAAAATTGTTTGCTGATACCTGCGTATTGGCTTGTTTTTTCCCATACAATACTTGGCTTGTCTTCTATAACGTCTGCAATGTCAAATTCAGCAACAACTTTACCGACAGGCATTGTTGAATAAATAACCACAGATTTTACATCCGGGTTTTTGAAAAGACCTTTCCTGAATTCAAACTTCTTTGTCCCATTAAGGATCTTTTCAACAAATTCAGGTTTTATTGACAATAATACTTTCATCTACAGCACCAAGTTTAATTATATCGTCAAATTGCTTATCGGTTAATTTAACAACACCCCAACGGTTTTTAGGATTCAAACCAATTTCTTTAATTAGTTTAGCACGATTTATTCTTTTAGGTAAAGCTAGATTATATGTAAAACTAATAATGTAAGGGTATCTTCTTGTTTGATAAAATTTTTTCAATTCATTTTCAGAAAATACACTGTATCGTGCACAATATTGTATGAATTCATTTTCATTATGAAAAGAATCAATATATCTAATATCTTCAACTACACATAATGACGTTGCGACAGAACGATAGTATGCTCTGTTCTCTTCGTCACTTGTTCTGTAAATAACTAAGATGTCATGTTTTTTTATTTTTTTTACATCATACATTCTACATATATATATTTTTCTAATGCTATTAGCATGAGATACATCCGTGATTATATCTGGAGATTCAGTGACGAGTTTTGAATCAGGAAAAAGTTTTGTATGAAATTCAGGGTGTATTGACAATAGGTATTTATTCTCATTATTTTTATTATTTATATATGGGTAATCAGAAAGTATATCACCCGTGAGGTGATTTCTATTCATCTCTCTTACTAAAACATTTTCTATACCATTTGCGGTTTTTTTTGTGCCATGAAGAATGAATCCATAAAGTTTGAATAGTTTTATTAGATATTCATGTTTTTCAAATACAGTAACGTAAATATCATTAACTCTTTCTTTTAAAGCATGATCAAATATTTTTTTTAAAAAACGTTGCCCTCGTAATGTTTTTTTTGTATTGAACTTAAAGGTTCCAATTTTCAAATGTTTATGATTGATAATTGATGGGGTGACATCAGTTATTTTACCGAATTCAATTTTTAAATACATAAAACCATCAATGGTATTATCGTCATTATAAAGCACATATGCTTTTTCTTCTGGATTAAGACTTTTTCTGTTGAACCATTCAATAAAACCGTGTTCATAGTCATTCTTTAACGAATCAAAAAATGTATCGTCAAAATTTACTTGACTGAATGGAATAAGTTTTAAATTTTCCATGTTGCCCCCTGTTTAATTATTGTGAGATTATTTTCTATAGGTCCAAAGGTGAATAATTATATATATTACAATAGCTAAAATTGCCCCACCGATATAATATGTGCTTGTCGGTATAAATTTAAGAATAAAAGCAAAGGCAGCACCATATATCAAGTACGCAAAAATTTTACTGAATTTGGTTTTCGTGTTTTTAAACTTCACAACAACAGAGAAGTCATTTAGTGTTGTTTCATTATCATTAACAATCTTCCAATGGTAAATCATAGGGTCGTGATCACCAAATGAAATACCTTTTTCGAAATATTTTGTCCATGTTTCAGACTCTAATATTCTACATCCTTTATAACTTGAGCCAGATGCTGAACATTCATCAACAATATCTCTTATTATAAACAAATGTGTTTTTAAAGGTGTGCAAGCGGCGCTCGCCAGAGTTGTAGCAATTTCTGAAGGTAGGTTTCTTTGTTCATTGATCCTAAAATCAATAATATCAGAACGCTCAATATTACTTTTGAGAAAGAGATCTTTTGGATAAAATGTTTTTACTAAAACACCTATATCTTCATTGTTGAGTTTAACTCGAAATCTTAAATAATGTGGAGCATCCTCTGACGATAGGCAATCTTTTAGCTTGAAAACAATGAAGGTGCCATTATGTATTTTAGTTACCTTAACCCTACGATCAAGTTCGCCACCACTAAAGGTCAGATTTGTATTAACAACTAAATCACCTTTATTCGCAAGTTCTAATTTTGAATGTCTGACGTCTACTGTTTTTGTATTAATAAGATATTCATTAAAAACAGCTGTTACGAGATCTCGGCTTGACTCGAGATTTTTACTAAGATCAGAAAAAAAACAATTTTCCTTCTCAAATGGTAAAAATATGCATATTGCACCATGATTTGCAATGGTGTCGTCATCAGGTTTTTTAAACGTAATACCAAAATCTAAATAACAAAATTTATGAGCACTTATATTCCAAAAATTTATGTGTAACTCATTAATAAAATTATTGCGTTCAGGGTTATAGGTCGAACTCGAATTGCTCCTATAATCCCTACATCCCCAGATAGCAAAACTTTTTGACATAAATATTTCCTTATATCATAGTAAATTATTATACATCTGATAATACTTTTCGATAGCATCTTGCGATGGGTTTTATATCGTCAAGCATACATTCAAAAAATGTTTGACCACTGCTAACTTTTACTCTCCCAACTGGAATTCTAACCAGATCACGAGAACTTATTTTTCCTTCTATTTCAACAATCCATTTCCCATCAATAATTTCATCAAATTTCATGTCTACCAGATAATTATCTGATAACTCAGAAAATATTGCGGGGGTAATCATATCCACCGGGAGCAAATCTTTATCAAAAATGTAAGAGGAATCACCTTGTAGCTTGCCATCTACTATTTTGTAATGTGGCAATTTTATACCTTCTTTCGTTGCTTTAAGACGAGGAGAACCAACACCAGACACTAACCATTCGAGAGACACTCCCGTTTCTAGAGCGCACTGAATTACCCAATCAGCTGGAAAAATATCACGCATATAGCGCGTTGCCATGGTGCTCTTAGAAACACCTAAATGATCACAGAGAGCCTGACGGGTACCGAACCCATATGCTTCAACTAAACGTTCTATAGCTTTCTTACCGCCGCTATTGAAATCCACAAGTCCTCCAAAGAAATCCAAAACTCGTTGACAGATTCCAAAAGCGATCTTAAAGTTGAACCAGAAGTGTTCTTTTGGAGCCTTCACTACTAATCACGACAAACAACGGCTCGCCACAAGCCATATCTAGAAGGAATATTGCCTTATGACACCTAACATTTCAATTACTCTGAATACACCACATGTCACAATCGAACGTTATAGCGAACTGACTGGCCTTGCTATTGATACGATTAACGACATGTTGGCTGATGGCCGACTACCTCGTCATCGTCTTCGTAAAGACAAAAAACGTGAAAAGGTAATGATTAACCAGGCTGCTCTGACTGTTGATGCTTTGTCTGTTTAATAGACGTCTATTTTCGCAATAAGACGCTGAGTTCGATTTTGCGATAAGTTCGGAGTTGAAAACCATGTTTGATTACCAAGTTTCCAAACATCCACATTTTGATGAAGCCTGTCGTGCATTTGCACTGCGCCACAATCTGGTGCAACTGGCAGAACGTGCAGGCATGAATGTGCAGATTCTGCGGAACAAGCTGAACCCAGCTCAGCCTCATTTATTAACCGCACCAGAAATCTGGCTGCTTACCGATCTGACTGAAGATTCAACGCTGGTAGATGGTTTTCTGGCACAGATTCATTGTCTGCCATGTGTACCGATTAATGAGGTGGCAAAAGAGAAACTGCCACATTACGTCATGAGTGCAACCGCAGAGATCGGGCGTGTTGCTGCAGGTGCGGTGTCTGGCGATGTAAAAACCTGTGCCGGTCGTCGTGATGCTATCAGCAGCATTAACTCTGTAACACGACTGATGGCGCTGGCGGCTGTTTCATTGCAGGCCCGTTTACAGGCTAATCCTGCGATGGCGAGTGCAGTTGATACCGTGACTGGCCTCGGTGCTTCATTCGGTTTGCTGTGAGGTGCTTATGCTGACGAAAGAACCATCATTTGCATCGCTGCTGGTAAAACAAAGTCCGGCAATGCACTACGGTCACGGCTGGATCATGGGTGAGGATGGTAAACGCTGGCATCCGTGCCGTTCACAAGATGAATTGCTGGCAGAACTATCAACGAAAAAACGGGGGAACCAATGGCTATTGAAGGCGCTGCGGCGACTGTTCCATTAAGCCCCGGTGAACGCCTGAATGGACTTAATCATATTGCGGAATTAAGAGCGAAAGTTTTTGGCCTGAATATTGAGTCAGAGCTTGAGCGGTTTATTAAAGATATGCGTGATCCACGGGATATCAATAATGAACAAAATAAACGGGCACTGGCTGCCATATTCTTTATGGCAAAAATTCCAGCTGAACGTCATAGCATCAGCATTAATGAGCTGACCACTGACGAAAAGCGGGAGCTGATTAAAGCAATGAATCATTTTCGTGCAGTGGTGAGCTTATTTCCCAGACGGCTAACCATGCCGAATTAACCAACTAATGAAATTCATGGCGTAAACCCGCCAGGCATCCCTTTATCTAAATTCAGGAGAATTGATTATGCGTAATATTGAAACCCTCACGACTAAAACCGGACCGGATGATGCAGGGCTTAATATTTTACTGACAGAGGCTCGTCTGGAAGAACGCCGGGCAAGGGCTGAAGCAATGGCAGCTCGCCTTGATAGCCTGGCGTGTCATATCACATCCCGCCAGCTAAACCACGTCGAAGCGGCAGAACTGCTGCGTGTGACTGCTGAAGCAATCCAGAACGAAGCGCAGGAGATCCACTGATGGCTGATGCAATGGATCTCGTACAGCAGCGCGTTGAAGAAGAACGCCAGCGTCATATCCGTGCTGCCCGCGCCAAAACGCCGGGCGTATCCCGCGTGCTTTGCATTGAGTGTGAAGCACCAATTCCGCCAGCACGACGTCGCGCCATTCCGGGTGTGCAGCTTTGCATTACCTGTCAGGAAATCGCAGAGCTGAAAGGCAAACATTACAACGGAGGTGCTGTATGAGCACCATCCTGAAATGGGCGGGTAATAAAACCGCCATTATGCCAGAACTGAAAAAATACCTTCCTGCTGGCCCGCGACTGGTTGAACCTTTCGCGGGTTCTTGTGCTGTGATGATAGAGACGGATTACCCCAGCTATCTTGTTGCGGATATTAATCCTGATTTAATCAACTTCTATAAAAAGGTTGCTGCTGATTGCGAGGCGTTTATATCTCGTGCCAGAGCTTTATTTGAGGAAGCAAACAGGGAGGTGGCTTATTACAACATAAGGCAGGAGTTTAATTACTCCACTGAAATTACTGATTTCATGAAAGCGGTATATTTCCTGTATCTCAATCGTCATGGTTACCGTGGGTTATGTCGCTATAACAAGAGCGGGCATTTCAACATTCCCTACGGGAATTATAAAAATCCGTATTTCCCTGAAAAAGAAATTCGCAAATTTGCAGAAAAAGCCCAGCGAGCAACGTTTATCTGCGCCAGCTTTGATGAAACGCTGGCGATGTTGAAGGCGGGGGATGTGGTGTATTGCGATCCGCCTTATGACGGTACGTTTTCCGGCTATCACACTGATGGCTTCACTGAGGATGACCAGTATCACCTGGCATCCGTTCTTGAACATCGATCATCTGAAGGTCATCCGGTCATTGTTTCTAACAGTGACACATCCCTGATTCGTTCGCTGTATCGCAATTTCACTCACCACTACATCAAGGCAAAACGCAGCATTGGCGTGTCAGCTGGCGAGAGTAAATCTGCAACAGAAATCATTGCCACCAAATCAGCTGGGGGGTTTGGTGTCGATTTTGCCAGCGGCTCTGACCGTACCGTTGAGGTACGCGCATGAATGCTATCGATCCGCGTTGCTTTGCCTCAGGCACCATTAACGTCATCAATACTTCTGGTGGCAAAGATAGTCTCGCTCAATGGCTAAGAGCCATTGAAAACGATGTTCCGCATATTTCTGTATTTGCCGATACGGGTCATGAACATCCACAGACAATAGAATATCTGGATTATCTGGAATCAAAGCTGGGCAAGATTATTCGCGTCAAAGCGGATTTCACACGCCAGATAGAAGGGAAACGTAAATTCATTGCGGAAAAGTGGCCCATTTCTCTCGTTGAGGAATGTGGTATGTCGACAGATGAGGCTGAGGAACGTATTTACCGGGCACTGGAAATCCTTAAACCAACCGGCGTTCCGTTTCTTGATTTGTGCATGTGGAAAGGTCGCTTCCCTTCAACAAAAGCTCGTTTCTGCACTTTTGAACTGAAACATGAACCAATACGTACACAGGTAATCGATCCAGCTCTGGATGAATACGATGAGGTAATCAGCTGGCAAGGAGTCCGGGGGCAGGAATCACCGGAACGTGCATTGTTGCCTGAGTGGGAGGACGATGCAGACAATACTCTGGGGCTGCATGTTTATCGTCCGATCCTTAATTGGCTGCATGAGGATGTGTTTGCTATTGCCAAACGTCATGGCATTAAGCCTAACCCCCTTTATATGCAGGGATGCAGTCGTGTCGGTTGTATGCCATGCATTCATGCTCGCAAGTCAGAACTTGGAGAGATTTTCCAACGCTGGCCAGAAGAAATCCGCCGAGTGGCTGAGTGGGAAAGACTGGTTGCGGAATGTTCAAGACGTGGCAATTCAACGTTCTTTCCATCCACGCATGATCCGCGCCGTGCTGAAAAACGGATCGAAGTCATAACTGTTGATGCTTATGGCATTGAAACTTATCGGGACTGGGCCTTAACGACTCGGGGCGGTATGCAGTTTGACCTGCTGGCAGGCATGAATGATAAAGCGGTGTGCAGCAGTGTATATGCAGGAGTCTGTGAGTGACAGAGATCAGCACAGGCCGTCTTGCCGCTCCATTTGTCAGTGTAACTTCCGGTAGCATTGAGAATTCTGCCGGGGGTTATTCGTGGAATTTACCTAAGAAAGCCATTAACCCTTATCTGGACCCGGCGGAAGTTGCGCCGGTTTCTGCGCTTTCAAACCTGATCACTCTGTACGCTACCGATAACGAGCAGGAACAACTGCGCCGCGAGGCACTGAGTGATCAGGTCTGGGAGCGTTATTTCTTTAATGAATCCCGTGATCCTGTCCAGCGCGAAATGGAGCAGGATAAGCTCATTAGCCGGGCAAAGTTGGCGCATGAGCAGCAGCGTTTTAACCCGGACATGGTCATTCTGGCAGACGTCAGCGCCCAGCCCTCCCATATCAGCAAGCCGCTGATGCAACGTATTGAATACTTCAGCAGCCTGGGCAGGCCAAAGGCTTATTCCCGCTATTTACGTGAGACGATTAAGCCATGTCTGGAACGACTGGAGCATGTACGCGACAGTCAGCTATCCACTTCTTTTCGCTTTATGGCAAGCCATGAAGGGCTGGACGGCCTGCTAATCCTGCCTGAAATGAGTCAGGATCAGGTGAAACGCCTGTCCACCCTGGTAGCTGCGCATATGAGCATGTGCCTTGATGCAGCTTGTGGCGATTTGTATGCCACCGATGATGTTAAGCCAGAAGAAATCCGCAAGACATGGGAAAAGGTGGCAGCAGAAACCCTGCGTCTGGATGTCATCCCGCCTGCGTTTGAGCAACTCCGTAGGAAAAGAAAGCGCCGTAAACCAGTGCCCTATGAACTCATTCCGGGTTCGCTGGCGCGTATGCTGTGCGCCGACTGGTGGTATCGGAAATTGTGGAAGATGCGTTGCGAATGGCGGGAAGAGCAGTTGCGTGCTGTCTGCCTGGTCAGCAAAAAAGCATCTCCCTATGTCAGCTATGAAGCCGTGATGCATAAACGTGAGCAGCGCCGTAAGTCGCTGGAGTTTTTCCGTTCTCATGAACTGGTGAACGAAGACGGCGACACGCTGGATATGGAAGATGTGGTAAACGCCAGTAGTAGCAACCCGGCGCATCGCCGCAATGAGATGATGGCATGTGTTAAAGGTCTGGAGCTTATCGCGGAAATGCGCGGTGACTGCGCCGTTTTCTACACCATCACCTGTCCGTCACGTTTCCATTCCACGCTAAATAACGGCAGGCCCAACCCGACCTGGACAAATGCGACGGTAAGACAAAGCAGTGATTATCTGGTCGGCATGTTTGCTGCATTTCGTAAGGCGATGCACAAAGCCGGATTGCGCTGGTATGGCGTGCGGGTGGCTGAGCCGCATCATGACGGTACAGTTCACTGGCACCTGTTGTGTTTTATGCGCAAAAAAGATCGCCGCGCCATTACTGCTTTGTTGCGTAAGTTTGCCATTCGTGAAGACCGCGAGGAGCTGGGTAATAACACAGGACCACGCTTTAAGTCTGAGTTGATTAACCCGCGCAAAGGTACGCCAACAAGCTACATCGCGAAATACATCAGTAAGAACATTGACGGGCGTGGTCTGGCTGGCGAGATCAGCAAGGAAACGGGTAAATCCCTGCGTGATAACGCTGAATACGTTAATGCCTGGGCGTCTCTGCATCGTGTTCAGCAATTCCGCTTCTTTGGTATTCCAGGGCGTCAGGCTTACCGTGAACTGCGGTTGTTGGCTGGTCAGGCGGCAAGGCAGCAGGGTGACAAAAAAGCAGGTGCGCCGGTACTGGATAACCCGCGCCTTGATGCAATCCTGGCTGCTGCTGATGCTGGCTGTTTTGCCACCTACATTATGAGGCAGGGCGGCGTGCTGGTTCCTCGCAAATATCACTTGATCAGAACCGCTTATGAAATCAATGAAGAGCCGACCGCCTATGGCGATCACGGTATTCGTATTTATGGCATCTGGTCACCCATTGCAGAGGGCAAGATCTGCACTCATGCAGTGAAGTGGAAAATGGTTCGTAAAGCCGTTGACGTTCAGGAGGCGGCAGCCGACCAGGGCGCTTGCGCCCCTTGGACTCGTGGCAATAACTGTCCCCTTGCTGAAAATTTGAACCAACAAGGGAAAGACAAATCAGCTGATGGGGATACTAGGACGGACATTACCCGCATGGATGACAAGGAGTTGCACGATTACCTGCACAGTATGAGCAAAAAAGAGCGCCGGGAACTGGCTGCAAGGTTACGCCTGGTGAAACCGAAACGGCGTAAAGACTACAAACAGCGAATTACAGACCATCAGCGACAGCAGCTCGTCTATGAACTGAAGTCCAGAGGATTTAATGGCAGCGAGAAAGAGGTCGATTTACTCCTTCGCGGCGGCAGTATTCCGTCAGGAGCAGGCCTGCGTATCTTCTATCGGAACCAGCGTTTGCAGGAAGATGATAAGTGGCGAAACCTGTATTAATTACGCGGGTTAACAATTCGTGCTCTTAATAATACCAAGCATATCAGGCTAATGAACGTAAAAAAACGTTTTACATCAGTAAGATTATTATATACTGTAAATATAAACAGTGGTTATGTATACAGTATTGCTTGTGGTGTCATAGGAGGAAAGATGCAGGACTATTTTTTGGAGTCTTTGAAGCTCCAGCGCATTGATTTTTTTCTTAAGCTTGTAGCGGCTAGTGAGTGTAGTGATGAAGAGAAGGGGCTGGCTTTGCAGTGGGTTTCTGAACTGACAGATGAACTCATGGCAAAAATCAGAACCCACGAATACAACCGCTCAATGGATGTCATCAGCTGAGGTGACCTTTATGCGCATTGAAATAATGATCGATAAAGAGCAGAAGATTAGCCAGTCTACCCTGGACGCCCTTGAATCCGAGCTTTACCGCAATCTGCGCCCCCTGTATCCCAAAACGGTAATTCGCATCCGCAAAGGTAGCTCTAACGGTGTGGAACTGACCGGACTGCAACTGGACGAAGAAAGAAAACAAGTGATGAAGATTATGCAGAAGGTGTGGGAAGACGACAGCTGGCTGCATTAAGAAAAGTTGCTGGCGTCTGAACTTGGTTCTGGCGTCAGCAAGGTTGAACAACGAGTACAGTGAGGCGTTAGGTGTGGCGTTTATTTGATGAGTGAACGCCCGTTCTGCGACAGGTTCGGAGATTAAGGTTGAAACTACGGGCAAAATACCATCTTTTTCCTACTTAATTGAGTCCAGTAACAAGTTACAGTTACTCTCATTGTAGAGAGAACGAGCAATTAGTGTTACCTGCTTTCCATTCATTCCCGGCTTATCCCATAACACAGCTTCTTGCGACGCCACAAATTCAGCATAATCAATTATGCGTTGTTCGTGATCTGGTTCCTCATAGCCAAAGTATGAGAGCGCATCGTTGTAAGCGTGGTAAGCTGCTTTCTGTAATATCTTGATATCGGCTGTAGGTACTTGCTCCGTGTAGCTAGGATCTAATTGTGTGCTACTGCCATAGAATGCACATGAAAGGTAAGATATTGATTTCTGTTGAGCTTTAGTTCCTTTCTCATAGTTTTTAGCTGTTACCGCCTGAACTGGGACGCTAACAAAGCTTGCAACCAGAATTAAAATTAATACGTAAAAGCTTTTCATTTTGACCTCAGCCGAAACGTTAGAGAGACTATCGAAATTTGTAAAACCCGTGGCGATTCAGTTTGAGATCCTCCCCCTTACATGATTTTTAATCAAATATATGCTTTTGTAAGCATACCTGTTAACCGAATTATTCATTTTTAGAGATCTTCCGACATACTGATTATGCCCGCTGAGGAGTTCACCTTGCGTAAAGTCCGATTCGCTTTACTCGTCTGTGCATGTCTATGCTGCATGAGATTGCATGATCGTTTGAGGATCGTTTTTGCTAAGGCCCGCCAGAACTGGCGGGCTTTTGCGTAGATCATGCACCTGCATGAAAACCACTACATAAAGCGGGCAGGCGTGGCGGGGATACGAGCGCGCGCTAACTCTTGGCTTTGTTTCATAATCAAAAATGTGATCATTGAGATTATTCTTAAATTTATGTTTGTCTATGAAATATCATTTCGCTTAACATTGTTTGAGTTAGGACTACATGAGAATAAAGAATGCTTTTACCCGTAAGTGTTACATCGTGTGGCTTGTATCACCCCTACTGGCATTTGGGAGAGCGCAACCCTCATAGCGATGAACTATCAAGGCAGATGATGGATTTTAAGGATGAAAATAATCGTAATCATCAAAGGGCTATTAACCGTTTTTCTCGATTAGCTATAGATAAGGTTGGGCGGTTAGTAATCAGAGGTGGCGGTGGGCGTTTTGTTGAGTCTCCTTTTTCGATAGCAGTCGTCCCGTCTCACACTGAAGGCAGAATTTCACCGGCTTTGATTGAGGTCGCCGAGCGAATCGTAAATGTTCACCGTCGGGGCATTGTTGATTGCTGTTTGGAAAGAACACGCACTGTTCCTAGCGCACATCGTGAAGGAGGCGATCGCTCAATTACTGGTCACATGTCTAGTATCAGAGTTAGGGGTGGTAACCTCATGGGGCGAAATGTGTTACTACTAGATGATGTTAAAACAACAGGCGGTAGTTTGTCTGCGTGTTTTTATTTACTGGAGTCTGCAGGAGCTGGAGTTATAATGCCATTAGCTCTGCTAGAAACTGCAAACTATGAGGAGTAGCAAAGTGCACTCAGAAGAATTAAAAAATACACTTGGATTAGCTATTCAAATCGGGAAGCTAGCATCTGATCAAAGTGTATTGAAATTCTTTGAGCTTATTGATTTTGATGTTATTCGTGATATACGCGACTTAACTGAGATGGTTAATAGCCACGGGTTTCTAAAAGATAAAATATCTGAGACTGATTTTCTAATAGCGAACGCTGAATTGGAGAACCACCATGTTAATGGTGTGGAGCTAATACCATATGGGTCTGAATTCTATCCTCTTAGTTTAGCGTTTACTCCTAATCCACCATCAATTCTCTACATAAAAGGGGATAAAAGTATACTAAAAGAATTGCCGGGTGTCGCAATTGTAGGATCCCGTGATACTTCCCCTGCAGGGGAAGAAATAACGAGGCGAATCACTAATCAGATAGTGTCTGCTGGGTATATTGTTGTAAGTGGGTTAGCAATAGGCACTGATGCGAATGCTCATAAGGCAACGTTACAAGCAAAAGGAAAAACCATTGCTGTCTTGGCGCATGGTCTTGAGGAGGCTAAGCCGAAGCAAAACAGTCGACTTGCTCAAGAGATTCTGGATAAAGGTGGTGCATGGATTTCTGAGTATCCTATGGGTCGACCGGCCCAGAAACAATCATTTGTACAAAGAAATCGGATACAAGTTGGATTATCTGCAGGTTCAATTTTAATCGAGGCTGCGTTAAATAGCGGAACGATAACTCAAGCTGAGTTTGCAAATAAGGCGAAAAGACCAGTGTTTGCGGTTGTACCTCACCTACCTAATAATCCGCTTAATCTTAATTGTGAGGGAACAGTTGATTTAGTTAAGAGCAACATGGCTAGAGCGTTAAAAACAAAACGGGATTATGATGATGTGATTATGATCATAAATGAGTCTCGGGAGTATTTGTTAGAGCTAAAATGGCCAGGGAAACAGAGTACATTAGACTTGATTTAAAGCGCCTCTTTTAGAGGCACTTTGCTAAATTTGATATCTCTCGAATTTTATAATTTCTTCACCGCTCCAATGATTAAATTCTTTCATTCTTTTTTGTAATGGTAATAATTCATTTTTCACAAAGACCTTACTAGCTTTTTCTACATCCCCAAATCCCCCAACATTATTAGGCATTATCCCCATCATCTGTGGCGGAACGCGATGTGCTGCCATCATGTCATCCCGGCTCACGTTCTTGATATTTAGAAACTCATCCTTCGCCGCGACTTCTGACAACGGGATAATCTGAAGCCCGTCCTTTTTGCCGTTCGGCGAGTACATAAACAGGTTACGGAAGTTGCCTGGTCCTTTGGCGCTTTTCATTGCGTTGCGGAGGTTGTTTACATCCTCCTGGTTCTGCGCGGCATCGGTCATGTACATGATGAAGCCTGCATGACTACCGTTAATGTAATACTTGCGGCGGAACAGCGTGGCGGATTCGTTGAGCAGGGCTGACGGAATGGCAGAAAGATAACCGGGCAGGCCGTAGATCTCCTGGTTGATGTCCGGTTCCATCAGATGAAAGATGCTGCCTTTCGTGAACTGATACGGCTGGGTTGTCATACCGTATTGCACAAACCAGTAGGTATCCAGGTCTAATCCGCGTCGGGTGTATTTTGCCAGCGCAGGTTCAAGGGCGATCACTTCACCGAAGCGGTTCGTGCGTTTCTCCAGATAGGCGTTGCCAAATACCAGATAGTCCTGCACAAAACGCGAAAAAGCTTGCTGGCTGAGCAGAGGATGAGGGATATAGGTACTGGTCAGAATGTTGCACTTTACTGCAATCGGGGAACTGTGATGCACGGCAGCGCGGAAGGTGCGCGCCAGTCCGTCAAAGCTGACGGGCGGCTCATACCAACGGTCCATCTGTACGCATTCCACATAGTCCAGTAATTCTCGGCGGTCCAGAACAGGAACGGGATCGCCGAAGCTGAATGCTTCGGCTGAAGTTTGGTTTTTATGCTGGATCTGATTCGTCGCCGCAGTGCGGTTTTTCTTACTCTTTCCCATCAAAAAATCTCCACAATATTGCTGGTATTGGCGGACTCGCCCTGCAGCGGTTCGTTAAACAGTGCGTGCATCGTTGCCCAGGCCAGATCGGCGTGGCTGGCTTCTTCGCTGCGGCTGGCTTCATAGGTTGGGCGGTTGCCACTGGCGGTGGTTGCGCGACGGATTGCCATGAATGACTGCGCAATGTCGATGTGCCCGGCGTCAAACTCCAGACGGCGGTGGCTGATAATGTCGTAGGCCTTGAGTACCAGGGCGTTTTTAACGTTGGGGTTGTAGACAAACTCCCGGACGGCAGGAAAGAACGCTTTCACGTTCTCGTAAACCCCGTGACCAACGCCGGTTGAGTCGATACCGATATAAGTCACGTTGTACTGCTCGGTAAGTTTTTTGATGGCGTCAGCCTGGGCGCGGAAGTCCATCCCGCGCCACTGGTGACGCTCAAGAATGCGGAACTTACCACCCGGCACGGCTGGCGGTGCCACCACCACGCATCCGGCGCTGTCGCCGTTTTGCGTACCTTTTGCCGGGTCATAACCGATCCACACTTCGCGCCAGCCAAACGGGCGCAGCGCCAGTGCATGAAAGTCGGTCCAGATTTCCCAGCTGTCAACCATGCACGCCTGCAGCTCGCTGAGAGGGAACACGGACGCGAGATCGTCCACAAACTCGCACATCAGCAGGTTCTGGTATTCGTCCGGGCTGTACTCCATGCGCAACTGGTCAAGGTCGAACAGGTTACAGCCGCCGCGCACCGCATCTTCCACGGTGACTATCTGGCGGTATTACCCGTCTGCGCACAGCAGGCCGGGGGCCAGATTGCTGTGGGACAGGTCGATGTCCACCTTATCGGCTTTGTTGCGCCCACGGTTGAACAGCGCACCGGACCAGAACGGATAAGCACTGTGTGTCAGACTGGATGGCGTGGAAAAATAGGTTTGTCGCCATTTTTTGTGAATAGCCATACCGGAAGCCACTTTGCGCAGCTCCTGGAATTTCGGTATCCAGAAATATTCATCCAGATACAGGTTTCCGTGGTAACTCTGGGCCGTGCGGGCATTGGTGCCGAGGAAGTAAAGCGTGGCCCCGTTAGGAAGCACCATCGGATCGCCTTTCAGCTCCACCTCCACTTCTTTGGCAAAGTCGATGATGTACTGTTTAAAGACGTGAGCCTGAGCCTTGCTGGCAGAAAGGAAAATCTGGTTACGCCCGGTCAGCAGGGCGTCAATCAGGGCTTCACGGGCAAAGTAAAAGGTCGCGCCGATCTGGCGAGACTTCAGCAGGTTGCGGATGCGATTGGTTTTTCCGGCTTCCCACCAGTGGCGCTGGTAGTTGAACATGGAGGAATGGAAGATTTCTTCCAGCTTCTCAATCTGTTCATCGGTGAAAACATTCTTTTCCGGCTGACGGCGCGGGCCTTTGTTGCGGTTGGCGACGTTAGGGTTTAAGTCGGCTTCGTTGCCGCCATTGTTAAACTTGCCGATGCGCGCGTGGCGCTCCGACTGGCGCGCCAGCAGGTCAATCTCTTTGAAATCTTTCCCTTCTTTGTGCTCCTTCATAATGAGCTGGCAGTAGCGTGCGGCGGTGGTGAGCTGCATCTGATCCAGCGGCCCATAGTCACCCCACTTGTCGCGTTTTTTCCAGCTATGAACGGTTGCAACTTTCTCGCCCAGCATTTCAGCAATGCGGGCGACGCGGTATCCCTGAAAGTACAGCAGCATGGCCTGCCGACGGGGATCGAGATCTGCGGGTGTCAGTGTGGTGTTCATGGCACAAACCTACAGCCTTGAATGAAGGCTTTCCCCGCCTGCGGTTTGTGTGGTTGTCGGTACAAATACCGCGCATTGTTTCACTGCCCCCATCACCGCAACCATAAGGCTCCAGTAAGTTTTTTCTAACGGAGCACGGCTCATGACAGTGAAAGCAAAGCGTTTTCGCATCGGGGTGGAAGGTGCCACCACCGATGGACGCGAAATCCAGCGTGAATGGCTGGAACAGATGGCAGCCAGCTACAACCCGGCGGTGTATACCGCGCTGATTAACCTTGAGCACATCAAGTCTTATCTGCCGGACAGCACCTTTAACCGCTACGGCAAGGTGACGGCGCTGTTTGCTGAAGAAATTACGGAAGGTCCGCTGGCAGGCAAGATGGCATTGTATGCCGACGTTGAGCCAACGGAGTCCCTGGTGGAACTGGTGAAAAAAGGCCAGAAATTATTCACCTCTATGGAAGTCAGCCCGAAGTTTGCTGATACGGGCAAAGCCTACCTGGTCGGGCTGGCTGCCACTGATGACCCTGCCAGCCTGGGCACTGAAATGCTGGCATTCAGCGCCAGTGCAGCCCATAACCCGCTGGCAAACCGCAAGCAAAATCCCGCCAATCTCTTTACCGCCGCAGAGGAAACGGTGATCGAACTGGAAGAAATCCAGGAGGACAAGCCGTCCCTGTTTGCCCGTGTCACGGCGCTGTTCACCAAAAAAGAGCAGTCCGATGACGCCCGGTTCTCTGATGTGCATAAGGCCGTGGAACTGGTCGCCACTGAGCAGCAGAACCTGAGTGCGCGCACCGAAAAATCCCTGTCTGAGCAGGAAGAACGCCTGTCTGAGCTGGAGACTGCCCTGCAGGCACAGCAGACAGCCTTTAACGAACTGGTGGACAAGCTGAGCCAAGAAGACAGCCGCCAGGACTACCGCCAGCGTGCAACAGGTGGTAACGCCCCCGCTGACACTCTGACCAATTGCTGATGGAGCACAAAACCTGATGAAGAAGAATACCCGCTTTGCTTTTAACGCTTACCTGCAGCAACTGGCGCGTCTGAACGGTGTGGCAGTTGAAGAACTGTCCAGCAAGTTCACCGTAGAGCCGTCCGTGCAGCAGACATTGGAAGACCAGATCCAGCAGTCCGCCGCTTTCCTGACGCTGATTAACGTCACGCCAGTGACTGAGCAGTCCGGTCAGCTGCTGGGGTTGGGAGTTGGCAGCACCATTGCCGGAACCACTGATACCACCGCGAAAGAGCGTGAACCTGTCGATCCGACGCTGATGGTCGATGTGGAATATAAATGCGAGCAGACCAACTTTGACACGGTGCTGACCTACGCGAAGCTGGACCTGTGGGCGAAGTTTCAGGATTTCCAGGTGCGTATCCGTGACGCCATCGTGAAACGTCAGGCACTGGACCGCATCATGATCGGCTTTAACGGCGTGAAGCGTGCGAAAACCTCCAACCGTAGCGAAAACCCGCTGCTGCAGGATGTGAATAAAGGCTGGCTGCAGAAAATCCGTGAGGATGCACCGGATCACGTCATGGGCAGCACCACCACGGGCGGTGAAACCACACCGGGCGCGGTGAAAGTCGGTAAAGGTGGCGAATATGCCAACCTGGACGCCGTGGTGATGGATGCCGTTAATGAGCTTATCGACGTGGTCTACCAGGACGATGACGATCTGGTGGTGATTTGCGGCCGTGAACTGTTGTCTGATAAGTATTTCCCGCTGGTCAACAAAGAGCAGGAAAACAGTGAAAAACTGGCTGCCGATATGATCATTAGCCAGAAACGCATGGGTGGCCTGCAGGCCGTGCGTGCGCCGTTCTTCCCGCCGAATGCGCTGCTGATCACCCGTCTGGATAACCTGTCCATCTACTGGCAGGAAGACACCCGCCGCCGTTCAGTTATCGACAACCCGAAACGTGACCGGATTGAAAACTTTGAATCCGTTAACGAAGCCTATGTGGTTGAGGACTACCGCTGCACAGCACTGGTGGAAAACATCCAGATTGGCGACTTCAGCACCGCCGCAGAAGCCGGAGCATAAACCATGAGCCTGAGTCCCGCACGGCAGCATCGCCTGCGCGTTCAGGCTGAACAGGCCGCCCGCGAGGGCGGCAGTGTTCGCCACGCGTCGGGCTATGACCTGATGCTGCTGCAACTGGCGGAAGACCGCCGCCGTCTCAAGGGCGTTCAGTCCACGGTCAAAAAAGCGGAAATCAAAGTGGAGCTGCTGCCGAAGTACGCCGCCTGGGCGGAGGGTGTCCTGGCTGCCGGAGGCGCACAGCAGGATGACGTACTGATGTACGTGATGCTGTGGCGCATTGATGCCGGAGATTATGCCGGGGCGCTGGAGATCGGGCGTCATGCCCTGCGTCATGGCTGGGTGATGCCGCTGGGTAACCGCAACGTGCAGACCGTGCTGGCAGAGGAAATGGCAGACGCAGCGCAGAGCGCAATGCTTGCCGCCATCGGCTTTGATGCTGATCTGTTGCTGCAGACGCTGGAACTGACAGACGGTTTGGATATGCCGGACCAGTCACGGGCGCGTCTGCATAAAGCGATTGGCGCTGTCCTGAGTGAAAGCAATCCGGCTTCCGCCCTTAATCATCTCAACCATGCGTTACAGCTCGATCCCCGCTGTGGCGTGAAAAAAGACAAACAGCAGCTGGAGCGCAGACTGCGCAATGACAGCCGCTGACAGAACGTGCCCCCGCGCACGGGCGGCACGGGGTGGCGAAAGGCACTGCCACATCAAAACCCCGTCCACCGCCCTTTATTTCAGGAGAAAGCAGCATGAAGTTTGTTGCGCCAGAACAGGCACCGGAACAGGCGGAAATCATCAGAAATACGCCGTTCTGGCCTGATGTGGACCTGTCGGAGTTTCGCTGTGTCATGCGCACTGACGGCACGGTGACGCAGCCGCGTTTAAAGCAGGTTGCGCTGTCGGCAATTTCGGAGGTCAACGCAGAGCTGTATGAGTTTCGCAGACGTCAGCAGATGCTGGGGTATGTGTCGCTGGCTGAGGTTCCGGCGGAACAGCTGGACGGCAAAAGTGAGCGCATTCATCACTATTTCAACGCGGTTTACTGCTGGGCACGCGCCATGCTCAACGAGCGTTATCAGGACTATGACGCCACGGCATCCGGTGTGAAGCGGGGCGAGGAACTGGCGGAAGCAAGCGGTGATTTGTGGCGTGACGCCCGCTGGGCCATCAGCCGGGTGCAGGATGCGCCGCACTGCACAGTGGAGCTTATCTGATGAAAGTGCGTGCGCATCAGTATGACACGGTGGACGCGCTTTGCTGGCGTCATTACGGGCGCACGCAGGGTGTCACGGAGCAGGTACTGAAGGCAAATCCGGGGCTTGCCGAATACGGCCCTTTTTTACCTCACGGGTTGCAGGTGGAGCTGCCGGACATACCGACAACCACCACCGTGCAGACCGTCCAGCTATGGGACTGAATTATGACGCTTGAGCGAATCAGCGCCTTTATCACGTATTGCATCGCCGTCGTGCTGGCCTGGCTGGGCGATTTGTCCATCAAGGATGCCTCAACGCTGGGCGGCCTGATGATTGGTGTGCTGATGCTGGCTATCAACTGGTACTACAAACACAAAGCCTACCAGCTTCTGCGCGACGGGCAGATCTCGCGGGAGGACTATGAATCCATCAATCGTTAAACGCTGCCTTGTCGGGACCGTGCTGGCTATTACTGCCACGCTGCCGGGTTTTCAGCAGCTTCACACCTCCGTGGAGGGGCTGAAACTGATTGCTGATTACGAAGGCTGTCGTCTGCAGCCGTATCAGTGCAGCGCGGGTGTCTGGACCGACGGCATTGGTAATACATCGGGCGTCATCCCGGGCAAAACCATTACGGAACGACAGGCAGCGGAAGGGCTGATCTCCAACGTGCTGCGTGTGGAGCGGGCGCTGGAAAGGTGTGTGAAGCAACAGCCGCCGCAGAAGGTGTATGACGCTGCGGTGTCGTTTGCCTTCAACGTGGGCACGGGCAATGCCTGCAGTTCCACGCTGGTGAAATTGCTCAATCAGCGGCGCTGGGCGGATGCGTGCCGACAGTTGCCGCGCTGGGTTTATGTGAAAGGTGTTTTTAATCAGGGGCTGGATAACCGCCGTGCGCGGGAGATGGCCTGGTGCCTTAAAGGAGCTGGACTATGACGCGTGCGCTGGCAGTAGTGGTGGCGCTGGCACTCGTTGCGCTGGGCTGGCAGTCGTGGCGGCTTAACAGCGCCAGCCACACCATCGAAACGCAGCGCGCGGCGCTGAAAAGTAAAGCGCAGGAACTGACGAAGAAAAACAGCCAGCTGATCGGTCTGTCCATTCTGACTGAAACCAATAACCGGGAGCAGGCGCGGCTCTATGCCGAAGCAGAACAGACCAGCGCACTGCTGAGACAACGACAACACCGGATCGAGGAACTGAAACGTGAGAACGAGGATTTACGCCGCTGGGCTGATACTCCTTTGCCTGCTGACATTACCCGGCTGCGGGAACGTCCGGCACTCACCGGAGGTACAGCTTACCGTCAGTGGTTGTCCGCGAGTGACGCCGTGTCGGCTGGCTCAGGCAACGCCGCGCACTAACGGTGATCTGAACGCGTTGCTGGATGAAACGGAGGCCGCCTGGGCGGTCTGTGCAGACAAAGTGGACATGATTATTGCGTGTCAGGAGCGAAACAGTGAACAAACCACAATCCCTGCGCCACGCCCTCAGTAAAGCGGTGCCTTATGTCCGCAATAACCCGGACAAACTGCATCTGTTTGTGGATAACGGTTCGCTGGTTGCCACGGGGGCCAGCTCCATGTCGTGGGAGTACCGTTACACTCTGAACGCGGTGATTGAGGATTTCAGCGGCGACCAGAATCTGCTGATGGCCCCGGTTTTGCTGTGGCTGCGGGATAACCAGCCCGATGCCATCAATAACCCGGCGTTACGGGAAAAACTATTTACCTTTGAGGTGGATATTCTGCGTAACGATGTCTGTGATATCAGCCTTAACCTGCAACTGACGGAACGTGTGCTGGTCAGCACTGACGGCAGTGTGTCGAGCGTTGAAGCTGTAGCAGAACCCGATGAACCTGAAGAAATGTGGACGGTGAAACGTGGCTGAACTGCAGAAGGTGGACGACTGGCTTAGTGCCTTACTGGCGAATCTGGAACCAGTCGCAAGAAGCCGCATGATGCGCCAGCTGGCGCAGGAACTGCGCCGGACACAGCAGCAGAATATCAGGATGCAGCGCAATCCAGATGGCAGCAGTTATGAACCTCGACGGGTAACAGCACGCAGTAAAAAGGGGCGCATCAAACGTCAGATGTTTGCAAAGCTGCGCACCACAAAATACCTGAAAACTGCCGCCAGCGCCGACTCTGCCAGCGTACAGTTTGAAGGTAAGGTGCAGCGTATTGCCCGTGTTCACCATTACGGTCTGCGCGATCGCGTCAGTAGCAAAGGACCTGAGGTCCGCTATGCAGAGCGCAAATTATTGGGTTTTAGTTCTGTATCAGTAAATGTAGTCAATGACATTATATATTCATGGATTACTAATTTAGATTAAATACGTTAAATGGCAGAAGTCTGCCATTTCTTCAACTTAAATGCTGAGGTTGTTTTTACACAATAGAATGAAGTCGCAGTACATCTTATGGATTTTAGTTCCCCATTTGTTAGCTTTTTTTATGGTTTCAGATGTCTCAGGGCTTAAATCCCACGAGGCTCTCTCTCTGTCGGTAAGTATAGACATGAATTCGCTACAGTTTAAATATCCAGAGTGACAGGATAAAAAATAGTTAAATTTAGTTATTTCTTTGAGTAATTCAATTGATTTGTTTTCTATGTCATCATCATGAAAATGATGATTGGCCTTTCCCCATTCATAGCAATACGTACTCATGTCTTTAAGGTTGGAGTTATGAAAAGTATTACCAAAGTCATGGGTTTTCAGAAATTCTATTGATTTCGAATCAGGTGGTAATAATTTTATAAACTCATTATATAACTTAACGTCAGAGTCTCTTTTTCTCTCCGATGCTTCTCTGTTTTCTTTGTCTTTAATAATTTCAAAGTACCACTCAGGTGCTTTGCTTAATAAGTTGTAGATTAATCCAAAAGCAATTAAAGTGATGGCCACTACTGTGCTTGGGTTGCCGTTTTCTATGTTTATTATATCAATATCTGTATTGAATTTTTTATTATAAATATCAATTAAAAAATTAAGAGCCATTAGATAGTATGGAATTGGTAGTGCGATTATACCTATTCCAGTTATAACTAAGAGCCAAGTTATTTTATTACTAAACTCAGGAAATATCACATTGATTATTTTTTTTGCAATCTGTTTTTTCATTATGTAACCCTCTGAAAAGTATCCTTATTGTGCCATGTTTCGTACATCATTATCTACTGGTAGATGATGCGAATGACACTTAAGTTAATGACATGAATGCACAACTGACCGAAATCATGCGCCTTATCACCAACCTGATCCGCACAGGTGTAGTCACCGAAGTGGATCGGAAGAAATGGCTGTGCCGGGTGAAGGTAGGCGAGCTTGAAACCAACTGGATTAACTGGCTGACGCTGCGCGCCGGTGGTGCCCGTACATGGTGGTGTCCGTCGCCGGATGAGCAGGTGGTGGTGCTGAGCATGGGCGGCAATCTGGAAACCGCTTTTGTGCTGCCCGCCATCTATTCCAATCAGTTTCCACCGCCCTCGGATTCTGTGGACGGCAGTGTGACGGAGTACTTGGACGGGGGCTGGTTTGAGTATGAACCCGCCACCGGACGCTGGCATGTCAGGGGCATCAAATCCGTGGTAATCGAGGCAGCAGACAGCGTCACCTACAAAACCAGTGAGTTTGTGGTGGAAGCAGACAGAACGCGTATTAACAGCGACATGGTGATCAATGGCAGCGTCAGCCAGGAGGGTGGCGCAATGAGTTCTAACGGGATCGTGGTTGATGCGCATCAGCATACTGGCGTCCTGAAAGGCGGCGACACAACCGGAGGCCCGGTATGACGCTTTATAGCGGGATGAACAATACCAACGGTAAAGCCATTACTGATATTGACCATCTGCGCCAGTCGGTGCGGGACATTCTGCTGACGCCGCAGGGTAGCCGCATTGCCCGTCGGGAATATGGTTCCCTGCTGTCGGCACTGATAGATCAGCCACAAAATCCGGCGTTACGCCTGCAGGTTATGTCGGCTGTGTATGTGGCACTGAGTCGCTGGGAGCCACGGCTGACGCTGGATTCCATCACTATTAACAGCAATTTTGACGGTTCAATAGTGGTGGAGCTGACCGGGCGGCGGAATAACGGTGTGCCTGTGTCCCTTTCAGTATCAACAGGAGCAGAGAATGGCAGTGATTGACCTTTCGCAGTTGCCTGCGCCGCAGATTGTGGATGTGCCGGACTTTGAGACGCTGCTTGCCGAACGCAAGGCCGGATTTGTTGCGCTTCATCCGAAAGATGAGCAGGAAGCAGTGATCCGCACGCTGGAACTGGAATCTGAACCCGTCACCAAATTGCTGCAGGAGAACGCTTACCGTGAGTTGCTTCTGCGCCAGCGCATTAACGAAGCCGCGCAGGCTGTGATGGTGGCTTACGCGATGGGCAGCGATCTTGACCAGCTCGCTGCCAACTACAACGTGAAACGCCTGACGGTGACGCCTGCTGATAATGACGCTGTGCCGCCCGTTGCAGCTGTGATGGAAAGCGATGAAGCGTTACGCCTGCGTGTGCCTGCAGCCTTTGAAGGGCTTTCAGTTGCGGGGCCAACTGCAGCTTATGAATTTCATGCCCGAAGCGCCGACGGTCGGGTGGCGGATGCCAGTGCAACCAGCCCGGCACCTGCAGAGGTGGTGCTGACTGTCCTTAGCCGCGAAGGCGACGGAACTGCAGAAAAAGACCTGCTGGACGTGGTGGAAAAAGCTCTGAACAGTGAGAACGTCCGCCCGGTGGCTGACCGTCTTACGGTTCGCAGCGCAGAAATCATCCCGTATCGCGTGGAAGCCACCATTTTTCTCTATCCTGGACCGGAAGCAGAGCCGGTAATGGCAGCGGCAAAAGCCAGCCTGCAGAAGTACATCGCCAGTCAGACGCGTCTTGGTCGGGATATTCGCCGTAGCGCCATCTTTGCCGCCCTGCATGTTGAGGGTGTGCAGCGTGTGGAGCTGGCTTCTCCTCTGGAGGATGTGGTCCTGAACAAAACACAGGCGGCATCATGTACGCAGTGGAGCGTAACCAACGGAGGAACGGATGAATAGTCTGCTGCCACCGGGTTCAACACCACTGGAGCGCCGACTGGCGCAAACCTGCAGCGGGATTTCTGATCTGCAGGTGCCGCTTCGTGACTTGTGGAATCCGGCAACCTGTCCGGTCAGTTTCCTGCCTTATCTCGCCTGGGCGTTCTCTGTAGATCGCTGGGACGAGGGCTGGACAGAAAGCGTCAAGCGCCAGGTGGTGAAGGATGCTTTTTATATTCATCAGCATAAAGGGACCACCAGTGCCGTGCGGCGGGTGGTGGAGCCGTTCGGCTTTCTGATCCGCATTATTGAGTGGTGGCAGACCGGAGAGGCACCGGGCACGTTTCGCCTGGATATCGGCGTGCAGGACCAGGGTATCACTGAAGATACCTATCTGGAACTTGAGCGACTGATAAGCGATGCCAAACCATGTAGCCGCCACATGATCGGCATGTCCATCAATCTGCAGACCAGCGGCCCGCATTGGGTGGGAGCCGCCAGCTATCTTGGCGAAGAAATCACGATCTATCCGTATATCAACGAAACGATTATTTCCGGTGGCACCGCGCATGAAGGCGGGGCGGTCCATGTTATTGACACAATGAGAGTGAATCCATGAGCACAAAATTTTATACCCTGCTGACGGATATTGGCGCGGCGAAACTTGCCAGCGCCGCCGCGCTCGGTGTGCCGCTAAAAATTACCCATATGGCGGTGGGCGATGGCGGCGGAGTATTGCCAACGCCGGACGCAAAGCAGACGGCACTGGTAAATGAGAAACGCCGGGCTGCGCTGAATATGCTTTATATCGATCCGCAGAACAGCAGCCAGATTATTGCTGAACAGGTGATCCCTGAAAACGAGGGCGGTTGGTGGATACGTGAAGTGGGCTTGTTTGATGAGTCCGGGGCATTGATTGCCGTGGGTAACTGCCCGGAAAGCTATAAGCCGCAACTGGCTGAAGGCAGTGGGCGTACCCAGACCGTGCGCATGGTGCTGATTACCAGCAGTACGGACAATATCATCCTGAAAATCGACCCTGCTGTAGTGCTGGCAACCCGCAAGTATGTGGATGACAAAATATCAGAGCACGAACAGTCACGACGTCACCCGGACGCCTCGCTGACCGCAAAAGGTTTTACTCAGTTAAGCAGTGCGACCAACAGTGAATCCGAAATACTGGCCGCAACACCGAAGGCTGTGAAGGCTGCATATGATCTTGCAGCAGGTAAAGCATCCGCCAGTCACACACACCCGTGGAATCAGATAACAGGTGTACCTGCAGCCTCGCTGACGGTAAAAGGCACCGTGCAACTCAGCAGCGCCACTAACAGCACATCAGAAACGCAGGCTGCCACTCCAAAGGCAGTGAAGGCTGTATATGACCTTGCAGCAGGTAAGGCACCTGTCAGTCACACACACCCGTGGAATCAGATAACGGATGTGCCTGCAGCTTCACTGACGGTAAAAGGCACCGTGCAACTCAGCAGCGCCACTAACNNGTCAGAAACGCAGGCTGCCACACCAAAAGCTGTGAAGGCTGTATATGACCTTGCCAATGGAAAACAACCTGCCGACGCCACACTGACCGCACTGGCAGGCCTTGCCACTGCGGCAGACAAACTACCGTATTTTACGGGGAATGATACAGCCAGCCTGACAACCCTGACTAATGTTGGACGGGATATTCTGGCTAAAACAAGCAAACAGGAGGTTATTCGTTATCTTGGTTTGGGAGATACAAGCGGATACGTGGGACGCCGGCTGAGTACCCGGGCTTTCGCGTCATCAGGTACGTATACCCCATCACCAGAAACAAAACGGATCAGGGTCACAATAACGGGCGGCGGTGGCGGAGGGGGCGGCTGCAAGGCTACATCCAATAATGAAACGTTTTTCGGTGCTGGCGGTGGGGCCGGTGGAACAATAATTTCAATAATGACCCCGACACAGAATAGTTATCCAGTCACTATCGGCGCAGGTGGGGCCGGTGGTGTTAGTGCAACGAACGGCACCAGGGGCGGGAATAGCGTATTCGCATCGTTAATTGCTCCTGGTGGCGAAGGTGGCGGGAAAGTGGGTGTTACAAACACAAACGGCGGTAACGGAGGTGTGCCGAGTACTGGCGATATCCGCATCACTGGTGGAGATGGAGGCGACGGTCAGTCCGGAAATATCGGCGTCAGCGGTGAAGGCGGAACATCGTACTGGGGTGGCGGTGGACGCGCAGGCGCTGGCGGTGGCGTTAGAGGCAGGGCATTTGGTTCAGGCGGAGGTGGTGCATACGATGCAGGTTATAGCGGAACCAGTATGACGGGCGGGAAAGGTGCTGATGGGGTTTGTATTATCGAGGAGTTTGCATAATGAATGCGTCATATGCAGTTATTGAAAATGGGATGGTTGTGAATGTCATTGTCTGGGATGGCGAGGATGAATTCACTGTGCCGGATAATCTGCAGCTCATTAATATTTCTGATATCAGTGAGCAGCCCGGAATCGGCTGGGCGTATTCAGACGGGGTATTTACTGCACCACCCACTCCGGAACGTTCTCATGATGAACTGGTAGCTGACGCTGAACAGAAAAAACAGTCGTTGATAGACGCAGCAATGGTCAATATCAGCGTGATTCAGTTAAAGCTGCAGGCCGGGCGCAAACTGACGCAAGAGGAAACTACCCGACTTAACGTTGTGCTGGATTATATCGAGGCTGTGACGGCAACAGATACCAGCACCGCACCTGATATTATTTGGCCTGTTTTCCCTGCAAGCAGATAAATACCGTCATTTTGTGTGAATAACGGTACAACTGCGCTTAGCTGCTTGTCAGACACAATCACTTCAACATAGGGCGAAGCCTAATCCAATCAGGAGGTTCGCCACTATGGCTCAGGATTACCACCACGGAGTGCGCGTTGTTGAAGTCAACGAAGGCACTCGATCCATTACCACGGTGAGCACCGCCATCGTGGGCATGGTCTGCACGGGCGATGATGCCGATGCAAAAATGTTCCCTCTTAATAAACCCGTGCTAATCACTGATGTGCTTACTGCCAGCGGTAAGGCGGGTGAATCCGGTACGCTGGCCCGCTCGCTGGATGCCATCGCTGACCAGGCAAAACCCGTGACCGTTGTTGTGCGTGTGCCGCAGGGTGAAACGGAAGAAGAAACCACGACCAATATCATCGGCGCAGTGACTGCTGAAGGTAAAAAAACTGGTATGAAAGCCCTGTTATCTGCCCAGTCACAGCTCGGTGTTAAACCGCGCATCCTCGGCGTGCCGGGGCACGATAATAAAGCCGTTGCTACTGAGTTGCTGGGCGTGGCGCAAAGCCTGCGTGGGTTTGCTTACCTGTCAGCGTATGGCTGCAAGACGGTGCAGGAGGCGATCACTTACCGTGAAAACTTCAGTCAGCGTGAAGGGATGCTGATTTGGCCTGACTTTACTGGTTGGGACACGGTGCTGAATGCCGACGCAACGGCATATGCCACCGCCCGTGCGCTTGGTCTGCGTGCCAAAATTGATGAGCAGACAGGGTGGCACAAAAGCCTGTCCAACGTGGGCGTGAACGGTGTCACCGGAATTTCTGCTGATGTGTTCTGGGATCTGCAGGACCCGGCAACTGATGCGGGACTGCTTAACCAGAACGATGTTACCACACTTATCCGCAAAGACGGCTTTCGCTTCTGGGGTTCCCGCTGTCTGAGTGATGACCCACTCTTTGCCTTCGAAAACTACACCCGCACGGCGCAGGTGCTGATGGACACGATGGCAGAAGCGCCAATGTGGGCTGTCGACAAACCGCTGAATCCGTCGCTGGCCCGCGACATTATCGAAGGTATCCGCGCCAAAATGCGCAGCCTGATCAGTCAGGGCTATCTCATTGGTGGCGATTGCTGGCTGGATGAGTCGGTGAACGACAAAGACACTCTGAAAGCTGGAAAACTCACCATCGACTACGACTACACACCAGTGCCGCCACTTGAAAACCTGATGCTGCGTCAGCGCATCACCGATCAGTACCTGGTGAATTTCTCCAGCCAGGTCAGCGCGTAAGGGGACAACATGGCTTTACCACGCAAATTAAAACACCTGAACCTGTTTAATGACGGGAACAACTGGCAGGGGATCGTTGAGTCGCTGACGCTGCCGAAATTCACCCGCAAATATGAGAAGTATCGCGGCGGCGGAATGCCGGGTGCAGTGGATGTTGATCTGGGGCTGGATGACGGCGCACTGGATACGGAATTTTCCATTGGTGGTACTGAACTGCTGCTGTTTAAGCAGATGGGCAAAGCCACGGTGGATGGTATCCAGTTGCGCTTTACCGGCTCTATCCAGCGTGACGATACCGGGGAAGTGCAGGCCGTGGAGCTTGTGGTGCGCGGACGTCACAAAGAAGTGGATTCCGGTGAGTGGAAGACGGGCGAAAGCAACACCACCAAAGTGACCAGTACCAACAGCTACGCGAAGCTGACTATCAATGGTGAGGTGCTCTATGAAGTGGACCTTATCAACATGGTGGAAATTGTGGACGGTGTGGACCTGATGGAAGCGCACCGCAACGCCCTCGGCCTCTGATGTATCTGAACGGCGCGGGATTCCGCGCCAGAACCCAATTTACAGGACAACAAAATGAGCGATAAGCAGACTGAAAAGACTATTCAACTGGATACCCCTATCAAGCGCGGTAAAACGGAAATCACCGAAATTGTGCTGCGTAAACCGCAGTCTGGTGCACTGCGCGGTACACGCCTGCAGGCCATTATGGATATGGATGTGAACGCGATGATGACCGTGATCCCCCGCATCTCCAGCCCGGCACTGACTGCACAGGAAATTGCAGAGATGGACCCGGCAGATCTCACCGCTATGTCGGTTGAGGTTGTCACTTTTTTGTTGAAGAAGTCGGTGCTTGCCGGTTTACCGACAGCCTGACGGTTGACGATCTGGTGGCTGATATCGCCACCATCTTTCACTGGCCGCCATCCGTTACTGACGTTATGCCGCTGACCGAAGTGCTGGAATGGCGGTATAAAGCGATTCAGAGAAGCGGGGCTAACGATGAGTGATAATAACCTGCGCCTGCAGGTCATTCTTAATGCGGTTGACAAACTCACCCGCCCATTCCGTGCTGCACAGGCCAGTTCGAAAGAGCTGGCTGGCGCAATCAGAAACTCCCGTGACGCATTAAAGCAACTCAATCAGGCGGGTAACAGCCTGGAAAAATTTCGCAAGCTGCAGGCCGATAACAAAAAGTTAGGCGACAGGCTGAACTATGCCAGACAGAAGGCAAATTTGCTTAGTTCTGAGCTGGAAGCGATGGAACAACCATCACAACGGCACCTTGTGGCTTTAGGTCGGCAAACGCTGGCAGTCCAACGCCTGGAAGAACAACAAAAATATTTGCAGAAGCAAACGGCGCTTGTGCGTGCAGAACTGTACCGGGCGGGAATTTCTGCGAAAGATGATGCGGGAGCAACTGCCCGTTTAGCCCGTGAAACATCACGTTATAACCAGGAACTGTCGAAACAGGAGGCGCGGCTGAAGCGACTGGGGGAAGCTCAGCGCAGGATGAATGCAGCGCGTGCCAGTTATGCCCGTTCGCTGGAGGTGCGCGATCGCATCGCAGGAACCGGAGCCACCACCACGGCGGCAGGGCTGGCAATGGGGACGCCAGTGATGGCGGCAGTAAAAAGCTATACCAGCATGGAAGATGCCATGAAAGGTGTGGCAAAGCAGGTCAATGGTCTGCGTGACGATAATGGCAACCGCACTGCACGTTTTTATGAAATGCAGGATGCCATCAAAGCTGCCAGCGAACAGTTGCCGATGGAAAACGGTGCGGTGGACTTCGCTGCACTGGTTGAAGGTGGTGCGCGTATGAACGTTGCAAACCCTGACGACAGCTGGGAGGACCAGAAACGTGACCTGCTGGCCTTCGCCTGTACGGCAGCAAAGGCGGCAACAGCCTTTGAGCTGCCAGCGGATGAACTGTCAGAAAGTCTGGGGAAAATCGCCCAGCTCTACAAAATCCCTACCCGCAATATTGAACAGCTCGGTGATGCGCTGAACTATCTGGATGATAACGCCATGTCGAAAGGGGCAGACATCATTGATGTCATGCAACGCCTGGGCGGTGTGGCTGATCGTCTGGATTATCGTAAAGCGGCGGCGCTGGGTTCCACCTTCCTGACACTGGGCGCTGCGCCAGAGGTTGCAGCCAGTGCAGCAAACGCGATGGTGCGTGAATTGTCCATTGCCACCATGCAGAGCAAGAGTTTCTTTGAAGGGATGAATCTGCTGAAACTCAATCCTGAAGTGATTGAAAAGCAGATGACGAAGGATGCGATGGGAACCATCCAGCGCGTGCTGGAGAAGGTGAACGCGCTGCCGCAGGATAAGCGCCTGTCTGCCATGACCATGTTGTTTGGTAAAGAGTTTGGCGATGACGCGGCGAAACTGGCAAACAACCTGCCGGAACTGCAGCGCCAGCTAAAACTGACAGCGGGCAATGATGCGCTCGGTTCCATGCAGAAAGAATCCGACATCAACAAAGACTCACTTTCTGCTCAGTGGTTGCTGGTCAAAACCGGAGCGCAGAACACCTTCAGCAGCCTGGGCGAAACGCTGCGCCAGCCGCTGATGGATATTCTGTTCACGGTGAAAAGCGTCACGGGGGCGTTGCGTCGCTGGGTGGAAGCTAACCCGGAACTGACGGGCACACTGATGAAAGCGGCGGCTGTTGTGGCTGCGGTTACCGTGGGCCTCGGCACCTTAGCGGTGGTGTTAGCTGCAGTGCTGGGGCCGCTGGCAGTGATCCGTCTGGGGTTCTCTGTGCTGGGTATCAAAACGTTACCTTCCGTTACGGCAGCAGTAACTCGAACCAGCAGCGCGTTGTCCTGGCTGGCTGGCGCACCACTGGCACTGCTGCGACGCGGGCTTGCTTCATCGGGCCACGCTGCGGGTTTACTTACTGCGCCGTTGTCGTCTTTGCGCCGCACGGCATCACTGACGGGAAATGTCCTGAAAACTGTAGCAGGTGCGCCGGTTGCACTTTTGCGGTCTGGATTATCCGGTTTACGTGCTGTTGCTGTGATGTTTATGAATCCTCTGGCGGTACTGCGTGGTGGACTGGCCGCCGCAGGCACGGTGCTGCGAGTACTTGCATCTGGTCCACTGGCGATGCTGCGCGTTGCCCTGTATGCCGTATCTGGTCTGTTAGGTGCTCTGCTCAGTCCGATAGGTCTTGTGGTTACTGCACTGGCGGGCGTGGCGCTGGTTGTCTGGAAATACTGGCAACCCATCACCGCATTTCTTGGTGGCGTGGTGGAAGGATTCAAAGCGGCGGCAGGTCCCGTCAGTGCAGCATTCGAACCGCTTAAGCCCGTGTTCCAGTGGATTGGCGACAAAGTACAGGCGCTGTGGGGCTGGTTTACTGATCTGCTGACGCCCGTTAAGTCAACCTCTGCCGAACTGCAGAGTGCAGCGGCAATGGGGCGGAGATGCGGGGAGGCACTGGCGGAAGGGCTGAATATGGTCATGCATCCGCTGGACTCCCTGAAATCCGGCGTTTCCTGGTTGCTGGATAAACTCGGCATTGTCAGTAAAGAGGCTGCAAAGGCGAAACTGCCGGAAAGCGTGACGCGTCAGCAACCTGCGACGGTGAATGCAGACGGTAAAGTGATGATGCCATCGGGTGGTTTTCCGTCATGGGGATATGGCTTTGCGGGGATGTATGACAGCGGCGGCTATATCCCGCGCGGGCAGTTTGGCATCGTCGGTGAAAACGGGCCGGAAATTGTTAACGGCCCGGCAAATGTGACCAGCCGGAGAAATACAGCTTCACTGGCTGCCGTTGTTGCCGGAATGATGGGCGTTGCTGCCGCGCCTGCAGAGCTTCCACCGTTGCATCCTTTGGCACTTCCCGCGAAAGGCGGCGAAGCGATGGTGAGTCGTGCAGCCACTGTGCCGCCAGTTCAACGGATTGAGGCACCGACGCAGATCATCATTCAGACGCAGCCAGGACAAAGTGCGCAGGATATTGCGCGGGAGGTGGCCCGCCAGCTTGATGAACGTGAACGCAGGCTGAAGGCAAAAGCCAGGAGTAACTACAGCGATCAGGGGGGATACGACGCATGATGATGGTGCTGGGATTGTACGTGTTTATGCTGCGCACCGTTCCGTATCAGGAACTGCAGTATCAACGCAGTTGGCGACATGCGGCAAACAGCCGGGTAAACCGTCGTCCGTCCACGCAGTTTCTGGGACCGGACAACGACATGCTGACGCTTTCTGGTGTTCTTATGCCGGAGATAACGGGCGGCAGGCTGTCGTTGCTGGCTCTGGAGCAGATGGCAGAACAGGGAAAAGCATGGCCCCTGATTGAAGGCAGCGGCACGATTTACGGCATGTATGTGATTGAGGGACTGAATCTGACTAAAACGGAGTTTTTCCGCGACGGTATGCCGCGGCGGATTGAGTTCACCCTGTCGCTCAAACGGGTGGATGAATCCCTGTCCGATATGTTCGGTGATCTCAGTACGCAACTGAATAATCTGCAGGACACGGCAACATCTGCCTTAAGTGATATCAGTAAAACGGTGGGAGGGCTGCTGTCGTGAATTTCAGCTCTGAACTGCTTAACAAAGGCAACAAAACTCCCGCATTCAGCATCAGTATTGAGGGCAGGGATATCACCACTGTGCTGGATAACCGCCTGATGAGGCTGACGCTGACGGATAACCGGGGCTTTGAAGCGGACCAGCTTGATCTGGAGCTGGACGACGCCGATGGAAAAATAGCGCTGCCGCGCCGTGGTGCGGTCATTACGCTGGCGCTGGGCTGGAAGGGGCAGCCGCTTTTCCCGAAAGGGGCATTCACGGTGGACGAGATTGAACACACTGGCGCACCGGACCGCCTGACTATCCGGGCGCGAAGTGCTGATTTTCGTGAAACGCTGAATACCCGCCGTGAAAAGTCGTGGCACAAGACCACTGTCGGGGAAGTGGTCAAGGAAATAGCCGCGCGTCACAAGCTGAAGATGGCACTGGGTAATGACCTGTCGGATAAGCCCGTGGAACATATAGACCAGACTAATGAGAGTGACGGCAGTTTTCTGATGCGGCTGGCGCGCCAGTACGGTGCTATCGCGTCAGTGAAAAATGGCAATCTGTTATTCATCCGACAGGGACAGGGTAAAAGTGCCAGCGGTAAACCACTGCCGGTGATCACTATCACACGTAAGGACGGCGACAGTCACCGCTTTACCCTGGCAGATCGCGGAGCTTACACGGGCGTAATTGCCAGCTGGTTGCATACTCGCGAACCCTCGAAGAAAGAAAGCACCACGGTGAAGCGTAAGCGCAGGACTAAGAAGCAGAAGAAAGAGCCGGAAGCGAAGCAGGGCGATTACCTGGTGGGTACGGATGAAAACGTGCTGGTACTTAATCGCACTTATGCCAACCGGAGCAACGCCGAACGAGCGGCGAAAATGCAGTGGGAACGCCTGCAACGCGGCGTTGCGTCATTCTCGCTACAACTGGCGGAAGGTCGGGCAGATCTCTACACGGAAATGCCAGTGAAAGTCAGTGGCTTTAAACAGCCGATAGATGATGCGGAATGGACCATTACGACTCTGACGCATACCGTCAGCCCGGATAACGGTTTTACGACCAGTCTGGAGCTTGAAGTGAGGATTGATGATTTCGAAATGGAATGATTCTTCGCAATGGAGAACTTTTAAGTTTGCAAAATGGAATAATGCGGTATCATTATTGTGAATTTAGCAAAAATGGGGAGAACTCGAAAAATGATGATTTGCCCACTGTGTGGAAGTGCCGCCCATACTCGCAGCAGTTTTCAGGTATCTTCATTGACCAAAGAGCGTTACAACCAGTGCCAGAATATTAACTGCAGCCATACTTTTGTTACCCATGAAACTTTTGTTCGTTCGATTGCAACGCCAAAAGAGTCAAATCCGGTTCAGCCGCATCCAATGAAATCAGGACAGGTGGCGCTCTCTCTTTGACGCTGCCGCCATTTTGTCGCCATCGTTAAAAAACAGTGCTTCTAACCTCATGATTTTAAATAGAATAAATTTTAGGCAACAAAAAACCCATCAACCTTGAACCGAAATGGCGGGGTTGATGGGCTCCACAAAATGGGGACATCAAAGAAAAGCAGTGGCACTAATTAAGACTGATGCCCTGCGGAAAAGTTCTGCGGTTGTGCAAAAAAATTTCATTTTCAGGGCAACTTCAGTTTTATCCTAATCCTGGCCATACCATGACGATGATTGTCCCTGCCAGCGTCAGCAGGACGTTGGCGATTGCGTAGGTGCCCGCATAGCCCAGCGCAGGGATGTTACTGCGAGCTGTATCACTGATGATCTCCATTGCCGGCGCGCAGGTGCGTGCGCCCATCATTGCGCCGAACAACAGTGCGCGGTTCATTCGCAATACATAAGCACCGAACAAGAAACAGATAACCACGGGCACAAGACTGACAATTAATCCGGCAATCAACATCTGACCGCCAATCGCGCCCAGGCCGTTATTAATACCGCTACCGGCGCTCAGACCAACGCCTGCCATAAACACCATCAAGCCGAACTCTTTCACCATGCTTAATGCACCTTGCGGAATGTAACCGAAGGTCGGGTGGTTAGCACGCATAAAGCCCAGCATAATTCCGGCGAATAACAACCCGGCAGCGTTCCCCATGCCGAAACTGAATGTGCTGAACTGGAAGGTGATCATCCCGATCATCAGCCCAATAACAAAGAAGGCGCAAAATGCCAGCAGGTCAGTGACCTGGCTGTGAATCGAGATAAAGCCGATGCGATCGGCGATGGTTTTTACGCGACGGGCATCACCGCTGACTTGTAAAACGTCACCTTTGTTAAGCACGACGTTGTCATCTATCGGCATCTCAATCTGGCTACGAATGACGCGGTTAAGGAAGCAACCGTGATCGGTCAACTTCAGTTGTGCGAGACGTTTACCTACAGCGTTATGGTTTTTAACGACCACTTCTTCAGTGACGATACGCATGTCGAGAAGGTCACGATCGAAAACTTCTTTACCGTTACGGAAGCTGGGATCGAGTCGGGCATGGGCGTCGGGATAGCCTACCAACGCTATTTCATCGCCCATTTGTAGCACGGCATCACCGTCTGGATTTGCCAGAATCCCGTTACGTCGAATACGTTCAATGTAGCAGCCGGTTTGTCGATAAATACCCAGTTCACGCAGATTTTTGCCGTCGGTCCAGGCCACCAGCTCCGGGCCGACGCGATAGGCGCGGATCACCGGTAAATAAACCTTACGGTTGGCATCAGTGTCCAGGCCACGTTCGCGGGCGATTTGCTGGGCGCTGGTCTGTAAGTCCTGATGCTGCAATTTCGGCAAGTAACGCGCACCAACAATCAAACTCACCAGACCGATTAAATAGGTTAAGGCATATCCGAGGCTCAGATTATCCAGTGCCAGTGAGAGCTGCCTGCTTTCCATACCGGAATGACGCAGTGTATCGCCAGCACCGACCAGAACCGGTGTCGACGTCATAGAGCCTGCTAACATACCGGCCGTCAGGCCAATATCCCAGCCAAACAGCTTACCTAACCCTAAGGCGATCACCAGCGCACTGCCAACCATCACCAGTGCTAACATTAGGTAATTTTTCCCATCGCGAAAAAAAATGGAAAAAAAGTTCGGTCCGGCTTCGACCCCGACGCAGAAAATAAACAGCATAAAGCCAAGATTAAGCGCATCGGTGTTAATGCTGAAATGTTGTTGGCCTAATAACAGCGATACGACTAAAACGCCAATGGAATTACCCAGTTGGATCGAACCAAGTCGTAACTTTCCGAGACATAGCCCAAGCGCGAGGACCACAAATAATAACAGAATGTAATTCCCATTTAACAATTCGGCGACGTTTATATTCACGGAGGCTAACTTCTTGTTTACTAGTAAGCTGTTGAAAGAAATGGTAATTTACGATAATGTTTTTTACCAGAATTCAGGGCGCAGATTCATTCAGCGCACCTAAACGATAGTAAAGTAACAATATATTTTACTAGTGTAATCACATTAGGTATCAACGGCTATATGAATTGCGTTGGCCTATATTAGCATGGAATGCGAAGCGGCTTTATCTTACTGAACGCCACACTGGCGAAAAATGTGTTCGATAGACGCAGTGTCAGGAGGAACGAGTGAAACATAAACAACGTTGGGCGGGGGCAATCTGCTGTTTTGTCCTCTTCATTGTGGTTTGCCTTTTTCTGGCGACGCACATGAAAGGCGCTTTTCGGGCTGCCGGGCATCCTGAAATCGGCTTGCTGTTTTTCATTCTTCCTGGAGCAGTTGCCAGTTTCTTTTCACAGCGTAGAGAAGTCCTGAAACCTCTATTTGGCGCAATGCTGGCGGCACCCTGTTCAATGCTTATTATGCGGCTGTTTTTTTCACCGACCCGCTCATTCTGGCAAGAGCTGGCATGGTTACTAAGCGCGGTGTTCTGGTGTGCGCTGGGGGCACTGTGTTTCTTATTTATCAGTAGTTTGTTTAAACCACAGCACAGAAAAAATCAGTAAAGCCCTCAACGCGAGGGCTTGTCAGACGATCAGGCGTCCAGATTTTCTTTCACCCATGCAGCAAAATCGGTATAGCCGCCGATATGTTGCTGATCGACAAAAATCTGCGGCACGGTTTCTACGGGTTTACCTGCCTTTTGTTGTAGATCTTCTTTAGTAATCCCTTCCGCACGAATATCTACATACTGATACTGAAAATCATCGCGTTCATTGCTCAATTTCTCAGCCAGATCTTTTGCACGCACACAGTAAGGGCAACCCGGACGACCAAAAATAACGGTTTGCAT